AGAGCCGCGAAGGCTTTTCTGAACGGGTCGCACTCGCGCGGGAAAATGGAGTGGAAGCGATCGCCCAAGATACGCTGGCGATGATTGACGCGGAGCCCCGTTATATTGAGGACGCCAAGGGCGGAACCCGCATAGATGCTGGGTATGTGCAGTGGTTAAAACTGCGCACGGAGCAGCGGATGAAGTTATTAGCGTGCTGGAGCCCTAACCGTTACGGTAACAGGGTGCAGGTGGCCGGGGATAAGGACAACCCGCTGCAGGTGAACATTCAAGCGACTGAGATGTTCGATAGCATCCTCAAGAACGCCGAGATGACGCGGCAGATCGAAGAGTGACCTCCCATTTTCACCCCTGTTTTAGGGGTCAAAGTGGGAAATTGTCTCGATCGCTCGCCGGCCAGTATCCGTGAAAGTGGGAAATGCCCCCAAAAGTGGGGGGAAATTGCCCCCGGACGTGGTCGAGATCCTCAAGGATCCGGAAACCAAGCGTAAATTCCTAACGCTTAAGCCTGAGCAGCAGGTGGCGTGGGCATGGCGCATGGGGTGGCTTCAGAAGGCGCACAAGCACCAGATCCTGCCTCCGGGTGACTGGTGGTCGGTCTGGCTCCTGCTGGCCGGCAGGGGGGCGGGGAAGACCCGTACAGCCGCGGAGCAGGTAGCGTGGTGGGCATGGACACAGCCCGGCACCCGCTGGCTTGTAGCGGCTCCTACGAGCAGTGACGTGCGCTCGACCTGCTTTGAGGGTGACTCGGGTTTGATGTCGGTCATTCCTTCGGCTTTGGTGTCGGACTACAACAAGGCGCTGCACGAGATCAAGTTAACCAATGGGTCGCTGATCAAAGGGATCCCGGCGTCGGAGCCTGAGCGCTTCCGCGGTCCGCAGTTCCACGGCGCGTGGTGCGACGAGCTAGCCGCTTGGGATTATCTGCAGGAGGCATGGGATCAGATCCAGTTCGGCGTGCGCTTAGGGGCGCGTACATACATTGTGTGTACAACTACCCCGCGGCCGAAGGACCTAATCATCGACCTGATCGGCCGGGACGGTGACGACGTAGCGGTGACTACGGCATCGACGTATACCAACCTCGCAAACCTGTCCGCGAACTTCAGGAAGCAGATCCTTCAGTACGAAGGAACTACGTTAGGCAGGCAGGAGATCTACGCCGAGATCATTGACCCCGAGGAGTCGGGCATCGTCAAACGCGATATGTTCAAGCTCTGGCCTGACGGCAAGCCCTTCCCCAAGTTCGAGTACATCATCCAGTCCTATGACGTTGCCACGTCGGAAAAGGTTCAGAACGATCCGACCGCCTGCATTACGTTCGGGGTGTTCAAACCGTTAGATGGCCCGATGGCCGTGATGGTGATCGACTGCTGGCAGGAGAGGCTGCAGTACCCCGACCTGCGCCCGAAGGTAATCGAGGAGTACGGCGCGGTCTACGGGGAAGGGAAAGAAAAGAAGCGGGTCGACCTGCTGCTGATCGAAGACAAGTCCGCGGGGATCTCGCTGATTCAGGATCTTCAACGGGCACACCTGCCGATCCGGGCGTACAACCCCGGTAGGGCGGACAAGATGCAGCGCCTTAATATCGTCAGTAATATCATCGCCAGAGGGCGGGTGTGGATCCCTGAGAGCAGCACGAGGAAGGGATATGTGCGGGACTGGGCCGAGGGGTTCGTCAGCCAGATCTGCTCGTTCCCGGAGTCCACCCATGACGACTTCGTGGATGCGTGCACGCAGGCCCTTCGGTTCCTTCGGGATAGCGGTTGGTTGGAGATCGACCCGCCACCGGAAGAGGATTGGGACGAGGATGATTACGTTGACAGTGGGCGATCGCGCCGGGTAGTCAATCCGTATGCTCAGTGATGATCAAGTTAACACGTTAATAGCAGCCGTTAAAAAGTGGGCTTAATTTGTACACGTTGCTGCAATCAGGCTGTCATCAGGATAATGGGGTAGGCCGGTAAAATGCTTGTGGGCGATTTGCCCTACTAGAAGGAGGTGATCATGGTGGGTGGATTTTTTGACGGTGACGACAAGTCACTGGCCACGGTGGCCGAGCGGATTGAGTTTGAGGCCGAGCACAATGTCTCGGACTATTCGGAGCAGACGATTGAGAACTTCAACTTGACGGTGGCGTTGCTGCGTTGCGCAGGCGACATGGTCAAGCGCATCGACTACCTCCTGAACGGGGACGAAGACGAGGACACGTTTCTCGCGCTTTGGGCTGATCGTTTTGGCGTTGACGAGTCCGAAGTTGATGAGGATGCTGAGGACGCCGAGGAAGATGAAGGTGAAGAGGGTGAGTACGACGAGCAGACCGACGCTTAACTAACGTCGATTAGGTTACCCCGGAAGTCCAGCATCCCTTCGGAGTGCTTCCGGGCAATCTCTGGCCACAGCAGTTGGCTGTTGCGGATCGTTAGTACCGCGAACCCGGATCGCCAATTAGCCGGGTTGTCTTCCATGTAATCCGAGAACTGTGGGCCGTCAGTGTCCGCCAATGTTCCGGTATCGACTCCCCATCTGGTGCCGTTGTAATCGTCGAATGGCGTGACCTTGAGGCTGTGTAAATGCCCAGTGCAAATCGATTTGCCGCTCCCGACGGTGTTGTTGTGGGTAGCGTGAACGCCGTTCTTGTAGCGGTGCTTGATCACAATGTCTGGGGTTGGCCAGCAGGTCCAGCAGGGGTGCCACTTAGGAAAGTGCTCTTTGAGGGTGAGCCCTTCAACCCCCTCGAATTCGGGAACAAACGAGCTTAGGCGCGACTCAAACCTAGCGTCATGGTTACCGAGTGGCCAGATCAATTGCGTGTGATGGCGAGCCTTGTGACAGGCTTCCTCAATCTCGGTCATGGCTTCTTTGCAGGCGTCTAGCTCTTGCTTAACGGTGGGCCTCTGGCTCCAGCCCGACCTCGGGTGCCTGCTGATCGAGGCCCCGTCGAATATGTCTCCGTTAGCGACGACCATATGCGGTTTGAGTTCCTTTATCGCCCACAGGAGGCCCTTGAAGGCAGTTGTGCGGATACCGGGCCAGAAGTGCGCGTCTGAGAAGACGATGACCGTGCCGTCCGTTATGCCGCCGTAGTGGCGGTATTTGACGAGGTGCAGCTTGGGCTGGTGCTGTGCGCAGGATGGGTTGGGGTTATCAGACGGGAGCGAGATGCCGAGCTTGATTTCGAGGTTGCGCCGTCTGAGGTGTACGGTGCGCACGGTGAGCCCGGTTTCGTCTGCAACCTTCTGGGGGCTGCGAAGCCGGTGCCAGAGTTCAAGAAACTCATCATCGGTAATCTTCATAGCGTGCCCATAAGTTGTGCAGACCGCTTGATACCAGAGGCTAGTATTGTTGTCTAGCGCACAATGAAGACACAAAGGTGTTGACAAAATGAACCTAGATGGACTAAGGTTTCTGGGTAAGGCGTGGAACCCCTTGCAATGAGAGCCGTTAAGCCTGATCCCGACCCCGTCTGGGGTGCCCAAAGGACACAATCCTTTGTGTGGTTCCACCGGGGTCAGACTTAACGGCTTTTTTGCGTTCTACGTTTTGCCCTTGCCATGCGGTACGTCGGTGGTGGCATTGAATAACCCCGTTACACGAGCGAGCCAGAGCGGGGGCGGTGGGCGAATCCAAGAGCCGGGTGGTTGAAAGAAGTCTGGGATGCTGTGCGATGGATGGCTCCATACGGCAGGAAAGCGGGTCTGTGCTTCACGGTATGGGCTTGCTATGCTCAGAATTCACCAACGGCAGTTTTTGAAGTAAAAAAAAATGAAAGACAAGTGGATGGTCAGCAAGGGTTGGGAGGGATTTGCTGACAGGATCCAGTGCCTTTCCTACTGCATTGACTTGGCGGTGAAGTACAACCGACTGCTCTACGTTGATTGGCGTGACTCAATGTGGCAGGAGGGGTTCTATCGGTACTTCAGCGTTGACGGGTTTGATGAGATACCTCCGGAGGGTGAGGCGTACCCAGAGTTCTGGACAAATGCCCTGATGCGATCTAACGGGCAGTGGCTGTACTCAATCAAGGACTTTGTGTCGTTTAAGATTGAGGAGGCGCACGGTGATATTCCGGTGTGGGTTCACTGCGGGGCAGAGACTTGGGATTGGAACATGGTGACGTTAGCCAAGCGACTGAGAGTGCGGTGCTTGGATGAGTTGAAGATGCCGGATGACGTGGAGGTTGTGGTTCACTTGCGTGGGACCGATCGGCCGCCGGACTTATATAGGGTGCGGGAGCTAGCGGAAACTCACCGGCACGCTGACGTAGTGTCTGATGACGCGAGGTGCGTGCGGGAATGGTTGAAGGTCAATCCGAGGGCGCGGATCCTGACGGACACGTTAGCCGAGGATGGTAACGCGATACACAAAGACGGGCTGAAGGGAAGGAGCCGGCACGAGTTGAACTTGCGTGCAATCTCAGACTTTATGACGTTAGCGTTTGCTCCGCAGGCATATGCCTCAAACGAGGAGAGCAACTTCTATCGGTTTGCCCGGATCTACGGCGGGTGCTACAAAGATCAGATGACTTGACAGCAGATGCGCGATATGATGGCGGATCTACGCAAGAGGCGGATATGGATCCACGCAAGGCGGCTGTAAAGAACTTGATCAACGAGTTCTTGTCTGAACTCAACAAACCTGCCAAGGCCGCGGTCAAGGTAACCGAGGTAGTTGCTCCACCGCGGGTCATCAAGGGAGCACAGGACATCCTGCCAACGGCGGAACGGGAAGCCAACCTTACCAAGTTCCTTGAGAAGAGCAAGGTCAAGGATCGTATGTATCACGCGACAAATGCAGATTTCAACAGTTTCAGGCGCAACCATAGAGGCGCTCAGTTTGTCACGCCAGATCGTAACTTTGCCAATCAGCATATTGGCGATGATGCGTTCACTGGGATTGTTGACAATTTTGAAGAGGGCGCAAACATAATGCCCGTAAATGTTCAAGTCGAAAACCCTTTTGACTATGAAAAATTGCAAGATATAAAGAATTTATTTCGGCAGTCTCAAAAAGACCGCGTTCCACTGGACAGGGATTGGAAACAGGGAATTCTAGAAGGCAACTGGGATTCTTTGGAGAATGAAAAACTCATGCGCTCAATCAAAAATCTTGGGCATGATTCGTTTTATGTCACAGAGCGATTGAACGATGGCGATGTAGTAAAAAACTTGGGCATTTTTGATCCCCGCAAAATCAAATCAGCCATTGGCAATCGCGGAACTTACGATATTAATGACCCAGACATCAATAAAGCCGAAGGCGGTGAGGTTCACATGGCCGGTGGCGGAGATCCAACATCAAACCTTACGTTGTCTGATTTGTTCGTAGGGAAAGAAAAACACGATCCTGTAACAATTCGCAAACGCTTGACTAGTGAACTTGAAAAGCTGTTATCCGGCAGTATGAGTCCGCAGGCGGTACAAAGGATTTCTCAGACGGCCGTGGGTGGCGACAAGAGTATGTTGCCGATCGGGATTGGGGTGGCCGATTTTGTACCGTTCCTTGGCAGCGGAATGGGCGTAGAAGAGGCTGCCCGTGATTTACCGCAGGTGTACGAAGATTTAAAAAACAAACAGTACCTAGACGCAGCTATCGGCGCTGGTTTTGACCTTTGGGGTTTGCTACCCGGGGCTGCTGGCACGGCTGCTGTTGGCAGGGCTGCGCTTAGGAAGGCAAAGCCTATTAGTGAAGTTCGCATGGCCGGCGCTGGGAGTGCTACAAAAGAAGCAGTCAAACAGGGCGTCAAAACTGCCGTTGATACGGTGGATGATTTTATAAAGAAGTTGTACGGGAACAAACCAACAGGAGAAGTAAATTATGTCACAGCACAAGAAGGACCCTTCTACCGAGTCAGCCCAAGCGGGGCTGGAGAAGGTCAGGCAAGCCGTAC